TTTCAAACACTTCACTCTTTTGCTTTTCATACTTTAGGTATGAATGAAGAAAATGTAATGCAGCCAGTACACTACGAAATCATAGGTAAAGAATTAAATCTTAGAGTTACAGATTCAGGTGATGAGTCTGGATACTTAGACTTCAATAGTGAATATTTTAAATTGATAAACAAAGCTAGAGTAAAGAACATTACTCCAGAACAAGAATTCAATACAAACGAATGGAGCAGAGATTTATATTATGAAACACTAGGACATATATTTTTAAACTACAATAATTTTAAAAAGTCTTCTGGCCTATATGATTTTAATGACATGATAGATCAGTTTACAAAACAACACCACAAATCTAAAAAGTTTGAAGTAATACTTATTGATGAAGCACAAGACTTATCACCAATACAATGGAATATGTTTGATGTTTTAAAAGATAAAGCAAAAGATATTTATCTAGCAGGAGACGATGACCAGGCCATCTTTGCCTGGGCAGGTGCTGATGTAAATAGATTCTTAGATGAACCAGCAAAAGAAATAGTATTAGAAAAATCTGAACGGGTACCATTACAAATACAAGATTTATCAAATGTAATTCTTGAAAGAATCACAAAAAGAAAAACAAAAAATTATTTATCTAAGAAAGGTTTTGAAGGATCTGTAACACAAATATATGATTTAGAAACTTTGAATCTAGAAGAAGGCAATTGGTTAATATTAACTAGAACAAGATACAGATCTGATGAGATATCTAAAAAATTAAAAGAGCAAGGATTATACTTTAAAAATAGATTTGGTAAAAGTATTAATACAACATTGTATAAAGCAATTATAAACTTTACAGAGTTATGTAATGGTAAAAGTATTACATTAGCAGAAGCAAAAGAGATACATGATTATTTACCAGACTCACCTTTCTTTAAATTTCAAGAAGACAAACAACAATATACTATGGAAGATTTTGGTTATGGTAATGATGCTTTGTGGTACAATTTATTTACTAGAGCAGATCAAGAAGAATGTTTTTATATAAGAAATCTATTATCAAAAGGTGAGAAATTATCTAAAGATCCTAGAATAGAAGTATCAACAATACATGCTGCAAAAGGTGGTGAATGTGATAATGTAGTTGTAGTTTTAGATAACTCCAAAAAGATAAGAGAATCAGTAGAAGTAAATGCAGATAAAGCAAACGAAGAACACAGAGTCTGGTATGTTGGTATTACCAGAACAAAACAAAATTTGTACTTATTAAAACCAAAGAAGGAACGTTATGGATATTCTTTGTAGTTTTATACCGGTTGGGATAGGGAGGTCATCTCTAGTGGAGAGTGGTAGCTTCATGCCTTTACGGGCGACGTCGGTTCAGGGCTCTCGATTCCCAAGTTTTTTCATATACCCTGTTAAATCGATTACTACCACACCACAACAGAAAGGACTTTATGCCAGATAAAAATATGTTTGATGAAACATTTCCAGAAGATAAACAAATTGGAGGATCTCACTACAAGCAGTTTTTCATACAGCCATGGACTTTTATAAGAAAGAATGGCCTTAATCCATTTCAAGCGAATGTAATAAAATATGTTTGTAGATATTTATTTAAAGGTAAAGCAATAGAAGATTTAGAAAAAATAAAACACTATTGCGATTTAGAAATAAATCATTTAAAAGAGGAGGAAAATGTCAAAAAGAGAAAGAGGTAGACAGTGGGACGGTAAGTCCAGAATTGTAAATGATTTGTATCGAGAACGATTCAATGAAATCTTTGGTAAAAAAGAAACTGAAGAAAAAGATAAAGATAAAGACAAAGAAGAAAATAAAGAATGAGAGTACCAATCTTTACAGCACAAACAGAATGGATTGAGCCAGAAGAATATCCAGATCTAAGACAGTACGAGGAAATTGCAATTGACTTAGAGACAAGAGATCCAGAATTAAAAACAAGAGGATCTGGTTCTGTTATAGGTTTAGGTGAAGTAGTTGGTATCGCTGTTGCTGTTACAGGAAGAAAATTTTATTTTCCAATTGCTCACGGATCAGGGCCCAACATGGATCGAAAGAAAACTTTAGAATGGTTCAAAGATGTTTGTGGTTGTCCTGCTACAAAAATATTTCACAACGCTATGTACGACGTATGTTGGATACGTAAATTAGGTATAAAAATCAATGGTTTAGTGGTAGATACTATGATTGCAGCGAGTCTTATAGATGAAAATAGATTTGCATATTCTTTAAATGCATTGTCATGGGACTACCTTGGTCATGGTAAGAACGAAGCTGCACTGAATGAAGAAGCAAAGTCTAGAGGTTTAGATCCTAAAGCAGATATGTGGCAACTTCCTGCAATGGCAGTTGGTTCTTATGCAGAGAAAGATGCTGAACTAACTTTAGAACTTTGGCAATTATTTAAAAAAGAAATTCTACATCAAGATATAGAATCTGTATTTAATCTTGAGACAGATCTGTTTCCTTGTTTAGTTGATATGAGATTTCTTGGGGTGAGAGTAGATGTCGAACGTGCTCATAAATTAAAACAAGACCTACAACTGCAAGAAAACCTCCTCCTATCACAAGTAAAAAAAGAAAGTAACATAGATGTTCAAATATGGGCAGCAAGATCGATCGCCAAAGTTTTTGACAAACTTGGATTAGACTATGAACGAACGACAAAGACACAAGCACCTTCCTTTACTAAAAATTTTTTACAAGAACATAAACATCCTGTAGTGAAAGCTATAGCACAAGCTAGAGAAATCAACAAGGCGCATACTACATTTATTGATACTATAATAAAATATGAACATTGTGGTAGAATACATGCAGAGATAAATCAAATTAGATCCGATCAAGGTGGTACAGTAACCGGACGATTCAGTTACAACAATCCAAACTTACAGCAACTTCCAGCACGGAACAAGGACCTTGGACCTATGATTCGATCTTTATTTTTACCTGAAGATAAACATACCTGGGGATGTTTTGACTATTCACAACAAGAACCAAGACTCGTTGCACACTACGCAGCATTATATAAATTTCCATCAGTGTTTGATGTAGTTGAAGCTTATAATGCTATGGATAATACAGACTTTCACCAGACAGTAGCAGACATGGCACAGATACCAAGATCACAGGCTAAAACAATTAATTTAGGATTGTTCTATGGTATGGGTAAAACAAAATTACAGGCAGAGTTAGGTGTAACAAAAGAAAAAGCTAAAGAACTATTTGATACCTATCACGCTAAAGTTCCTTTTGTAAAACAGATAATGAATGCCGCTTCTAATCGTGCACAAGAACGTGGTCAGATAAGAACATTACTTGGTAGACTATGCAGGTTCCATTTGTGGGAGCCTAACATGTTCGGTATGCATAAAGCATTGCCTCACGAAGATGCACTCAAGGAACACGGACCAGGGATCAGAAGAGCATACACATACAAAGCTTTAAACAAATTGATTCAAGGTAGTGCAGCTGACATGACAAAGAAAGCAATGTTAGATTTATACAAAGAAGGTATAGTAGCACACATACAAATACATGATGAGTTGGATTTGTCTGTCGAATCACCAGAACATGCAAAGAAGATAATTGAAATTATGGAAAATGCTGTTAAACTAGAAGTTCCCAATAAAGTAGACTACGAGTCTGGAGAAAACTGGGGTGATATTTATGGATAACTATGGCCTATTTAAATGCAAACATACCACCCATCTATTGTAAAATAAGGAAGGAGTATCTTTATGATCTTAAAAAACATCATGGCGAGAGTGAAGACTGCGTTATCTTTGGTCTCGCATCTATCAGTGGTCGTGCAATCTTATTCCATTGTATGTTACCGAATGGTGCGGTCTATTATCGTTTGCCTATCTCAGCGTTCTTCCAAAAACATTACGATCGAACCATGGTGCCGGATATGCAGGCGCACGAATTGGAGTTGTGGA